AACGCCTAGAAGCTAAGACGAAACATCTTCGTCGTCAGATCCAGACCGATACCGTTGATCGTGGGCAACTGGAAGAAATTATCCGCGAAGTATTCGCAGAAACAGTTGTTCTTGACTGGAAAGGTGTTGAAACAGAAGACGGAAAACCTTTGTCGTTTTCTCGTGAAGCTTGTATCAAACTTTTCAACGATCTACCTGATTTGTTTACTGATATTCAGGAACAAGCGCAGAAGTCATCTTTGTTCCGTGCTGAAATTGCGGAGGCCGATGCAAAAAACTAGCGGAGGTCCTGCTTTACTATCTTGAGCAAGGACCAACGGAAAAAGCAATTATCGAGATGTGTGCGCGGGAACGCCAACCGCTCCCGCAACGCATCGCTAATGCACCTGAACTTTTTATAGGGCTGGAGTTTTTCTATGTTGCGTTTCTAGATCTTTCAAGCTGTCGTGTAATTATGGAAGGGCCGATTAGTTGGCTTGCAATTGACGATTATGCAATCAGAAGAGGGCTAGAAGAGGAACAAAGAGAAGACTTATTATTTCATATTCCAAAGATGGATAGAGTGTTTCTTGATTTTCATTCCGAAAAACGTAAAAAGGAATTAAAATCAAATTCTCCGCCGATTGCAAAGACAAAAGGCAAAACGAAACAGAGGTAATATGGCGGCTCCTGCTCAATTCGCTAAAAAGATAAGGCAATTGGGCAGGGCTGTCGAAGCAAACTCCTCAACTCTTGTCCGTACAGTTGCAAATACTATTGCTGAACGTGTAATTACCGGCACCCCCGTTAAAACCGGACAAGCAAAATCTAATTGGATTGCGAATTTGGATGGCCCAGCTATTGGCACGATTCCTCCAATTGATAAAACTGGTGCCGGGGCAATTTCAAATGCTAAACATATCATAGATGGTTATAGCGGTGAAAAGAATTCATCTATTCATATTACCAATAATCTTGATTATATTGGTATATTGAATCAGGGTTATAGTAATCAAGCTCCCGCAGCGTTTGTTGAAATAGCAATCCTTGCCGGCTCAGATGCCGTGCATGGGACTAGGATTGTACGATGACCACAGAACGTATAGATATTGAAATTAGAGAAAACGGTTCACGTGTAGTGCATCGTAATCTAGATGAAATTGCAAATTCTGCGGACAGAATTTCTCGTTCTGTTACATTGATGAAACGTACTCTTCAGGGTATAGGTGTGACTGCCCTTGTTAGAGGAACCTTTGGCCTTGTTGAAGAATATCAAAAACTTCAAAATCGACTCGGAGCAGTTGGTTTAGAAGGGTCAAAACTTACTAGCGTCTATAATAAACTTCTTACTGCTGCCAATGACACAAGATCAAGTGTTAAGGGTACAGTAGAACTTTATTCTCGACTCGCGCTATCAACTCGTGATCTTGGTGTAAATCAAGAACAATTGATAGGTTTCACAAAATCTGTCAACCAAGCTATCTTGCTGAGCGGTGCAAGTGCTAAAGAAGCTGAAAATGGACTTATTCAGTTATCACAAGGTATGGCTTCTAATCGACTGAGTGGTGATGAACTACGTTCAGTCCTTGAACAATTGCCCATTGTTGCCGATGTGATTGCAAAACGCATGGGGGTCACTAGAGGTGAACTTCGTAAGCTGGGCGCTCAGGGTAAAATCACAGCAGATGTAATTCTTAATGCGTTTAAAGACGCAGGTAAAGAGCTTGATGAAAGATTTAAACATCTTACTCCTACAATCTCTCAAGCTTTTGTAACACTTAAGAATAATACGATCACTGCTGTTGGTGAACTTGCAACCGCAACTGGGATCATTCCTGGTGTTGCAAATGCTATCAAGTTTTTGGCAGACAATGTTAAACTATTGATAGAAGGACTCTGGAACCTTGCGAAAGTTCTAACTGTAGTTGGAACAGCTTATCTTGCGATGCAAGCCTCTTTAAAGGTCGGTGCTATTGTTTCAGCCGTCCAAGCTTGGCTTGATTTAAAATCAGCCATTGCTACCGGCAATGTGGTTATCCTTGGTTCAGCAGAAGCTACCCGTCAAAAAGCCGTTTTTACTGCTCAAGCTGCCGCAGCAGATGCAGTGGCTACGGCCCAAACGTTAAGACTTGCTCAAGCCACAGAAGCACTTGCAGTCACAAAAGTTGCAGATGTTCGTGCAACACAAGCTCAACTTGTGGCGGAACGTAATCTTGAAGTTGTACGTCTTAAAGCTCAGATCAGTGAAACCGGTCGTATAATGAGCCTTCGTAGACTTGCAGAATTACGATTGAATGAAGTTGCGATGGCAAAAGTAGTAGCCCGCGAGGAAGCTGCCTTAGCTGCCGCACGAACCGCCAGCGCAAGCGCACAGGCAGCCGCTACAGCCAGCGCAACGGCGGCAGCCGGGGCACAGGCAGGGGTAGCCGCTGCCACTGCTAAAGCGGCCGGTAGTACGTCGTTATTTGGTCAAGCTATTGGATTTCTTCGTACACAATTGATAGCATTGTGGGCGATTGTTCGTGCCAATCCTATCACTATTATTGTGACAGCTTTTACGGCGGCTGTGGCCGCGTTGACTGTTTTTAGAAATCAAATCAAGCTTGGTATCGACGATATTACTACACTTGGAGATTTCTTTAAAGCCGCAGGAGAAAAGATTGTTGCCATGTTCCAAACTATTGGAAAATGGGCAGCGGATATACTTGGCCCTGTTGGCAAGATGATTTCTGAGTGGTGGAACGCTATTGATATTAGCATCTCTGGAGTTCTTACTTATGCTGCAAGGGCTGCTGATGCTTGGGTAGGAATGTGGCGTGCTGCAATATTCGGAATACTTGAGTTTTTCAAACAGTTTGGCCCGGCTGTGTCCGATCTTGTGGTTAGAGCATTGAATGCATTGCTTGTGAAGATTGGTCAATTTGTCAATAAGGCTGGCGAGATACTTAACGGTCTTACTGAATGGGCGGGTTTGGGTAAACTTGTTAGTCAAGTAGATTTTACTTTGGATAATGCAAATGAAGGCGCTGCGAAAAATTTTGGAAAGGATATTGCTCAAGCCATGTCAGATGGGTTCAATACTTCGACATATTTTCAAGATGCTGTTAAATCTACTATCGATCGTGCTCAAAAAATTGCGCAAGATAGAACTCTCCAGCCTGTGCAAATAACTGCTTCTAAACTTGGCGGAGAACCTAAAGCTAAAGAAGAAGATCCTTCGAAAAAGTTAATCAAACAACTTCATGATCTTAAAGGCCGTTATGATTCTGTTGCTGCCGCACAGATTGAATTTTCTGACGGTGTTAAAATTCTTGACGAAGGATTAAAATTCCATCTTATCACTGAAACAGAATATTATGATATTCTAAATAAGATGGGTATGGCATTAAACGACCAATTGCGTCCTATGGAGGCATTAGATCGTCAGTACCAGATGCAGCTTAATTGGTTGAAGTTAACCACAGATGAAATGCAAGTCCAGCAGGATTTGTATAACATGAAAATGGATCTTCAACAGCATGGTATTAGTTTAACTGATACTGAAATTGAACAGTGGAAAGTTCGCCTTACACAGATGCAAACCGAAACAAGGCTTGCGTCTGAACGAAATAAACTACTTGATGATACTGTTGGCAAACGACGCAGCGAATTAGAGCGGCTTGACCAGATTAAAAAATTGAGTCAAGATCCTACTAGTGGGTTTACAGAGAACGATAAAATTACGGAGCTTAACTCTGGTGGAATGTTTGCTGGTTTATTTGAAGGTACATCTGATTTGGTCAAAGCACAAGTTGACCAATTTAAATGGATGTATGAGCAAATTGACAAACTTAAAAAAGACGGAGTTATAAGCACTGAAGCTGCGGCTATGGCTGAGTCCCAAATTTGGGCTCAAGAACAGAAAGCTCGCTTTAGCATGGCTGATAAATTCCTTGGAAATCTTGCTGCTCTTCAAAATAGCAAGAATAAGGAAATGGCGCGTATTGGAAAAGCCGCTGCTATCGCTCAAGCTACTATTGCGACGTATACATCAGCAGTCGAAGCATATAAATCATTAGCTGGTATCCCTTACGTAGGCCCTGCTCTTGGCGCTGCGGCAGCCGCTGCCGCCATTGCAGCCGGCCTCGCAAACGTACAGGCCATTAAACAGCAGAATGCAGGGTTCATGGCTGGCGGCTATACAGGAGGTATATCAGATAGAGATGTTATGGGGCCTGTGCACGGTAGAGAATTCGTGATGAATGCTCCGGCTACTCGTAGGCTTGGACCCGATAACTTGGATGCCTTGCAAAAAGGCACAGCTCAGATTGTACCGAAAAGTGATAATGTATCTGGTTCAAATAGACCTCTAAAGGTTAGCATTGAAAATTACGGTACGTCAAAACAGTTTGAGGTTCAAACGCTATCTCCAGATGAAGTTCGAATTATTGCAAGAGATGAAGCAAAGCAGCAGGTTGATCTTCATGCTCCGCGCGCAGTTGCTCGTGAGCTAAGTAATCCTAATTCAACTGTTTCGCGTTCAATGGCTCAGAATACAAGTGCCCAGCGGAGGCGATAATGGCTAAACTTCATTTAACGCCTGAAAATAACTCTTATAGTGTTGAAAGACACCCTGAAACTATTTCTGCTCGCGTTGGCGGTGGACCTAGTCGTTATCGTCGTGATATATTAGGCAACGTATTCGACGTTGAAGTATCGTTTATTTTGGATGCAGAAGAATACGACTACCTGATGGCTTTCTATAGGACTGCAACAATACACGGTTCAATTCCATTTGAGATTGATCTTATTACAGATAGTTCGGGTATATCGGAAAAAACAGCTTATTTCGCTGGCGGCCAACCTCCAAAGCTCACAGGGCAGAGAGGATTAGCATATTATGTTAGTGCTCAATTAGAAGTATTCAGCCCCATCTCTGATACAGAAACTACCGACGACAATGCTACAATTGCTGCCTTTGAAGCAGCTCATGGATTCGTATGAGCGCCGATTCAGAATTTTTCTTTGATTCCTTCTCTTCAGTAGTTGAGCTTGATCTTCTTGAGATTTCACATAGCTCATTTAGTCAGACTTTCTACCTTGTCCGCAACGCGGTGGACGGAGTAACCGTTACACATGAAAACGCTTCTGTCATAGATTATACCTATTGCCCAATGCAATTATCTTTGAGCGGGCCAAGAGAAGATCTTGACCATATTCTTAATGTGGTTCTTGGTGACGTAAGCGAATATCTCGCTCCTGAATTGGATGCAATTCGTAATGACGGAACAACTGCTGAAATGCCTGTGGTTAAATACCGTACCTATAGAAGTGACGATCTTAGTGCTCCCATGTATGGCCCTATTGACCTTCAAATTAAGAGACTTGGCTCTATTCCTGAAGGGTTTTTATTTGAAGCTAAAGCCCCTTCTTTGAACGTTAATAAAACTGGTGAAAAGTATACAATCTCGAGGTTTCCTGCTTTGACGGGTCTGTTGTGAATACAACGCAATTCCTTAATCGTACGCACGACGATCGTCAGTACAACTGTGCTCATTTTGTATGTGAGGTAGCTTTAGCTGCTACAGGTAAAGACCTTCGGCAATACTTTGCAGGAATGCTTCTTCCCCCTGAAAAGAGGGTTGCAGAGCAAAAAGCTTTGCGCCGTCTGAAGGTTTTGAAATATCCTGAACAATATTGTATCGTTTGGTTTAAAGGAAAGAAAAGAGTTAATCATGTTGGTATTTGGTGGAATGGAAAGGTATTTCATTTGACAAAGTTTGGGCCTGCACTTCAACCTTTGCCTATCGCTCGTCTTGGATATCAGTTAGTAAGGTTTATCTCAGCATGAAAAAGAATGTTACAATCGCGATAGACACAAGCGATCCTGATAGCTGGGAACGTTTTCAAGTTGATGACCTAATACAATTATTGAAATTAAAGTTCGAGAAGTTTCCGGCCAGTGGAAGAATCTATCACGGGCAAGTAAGTCATGAAAATGACGTTACTCCTCGCGATGAAACTTCTATTGCTCATTTACGGGGGTTGGAAGGAGATTTCTTTGTTGCTATTTATCCTGCTGGACCGGTAGCACTAATTGGACTAGGGCTTGCTCTTGCAGCCGCTGCTTATGTTTTCTTAACTCCGAAAATTCCGCAAGTACCGAATGCAGCACTACGTAATTCAAGTGCCTCCTCTCCAAATAACGAACTATCTCAACGTGTAAACAGTGCTCGAATCAATGGTCGCATTCCAGATATTTATGGGACAATTCGCGCGACACCAGACTTGATCGCAGCTCCTTATAGAATCTTTGAGAACAATAAAGAGATTGAATACGCCTATATGTGCCTTGGAAGGGGCGCGTATGATATTTCAGATATTCGTGATGGAGATACCCTCTGTTCAAATATTCCTGGAACAACAGTACAGGTATATACACCTTTTACTTCTCCAAATCTAGACGATACCCCGCAAATTCAAATCGGGACTCATGTAATCACTCCAATTTTTACAACGAGAAGATCAAATTCCGTAAACGGTCAAGTCCTTCGTCCTCCGAACGCTGCTACTTTGACTGGAAACGGCAACATTCGTTTTAGATATCCTAATATTATAGAACTACCTCCCTACGCAACAGAAGACTTCACGAAGTTCTTCGTAGAGGGGGACAGTCTGACTATCACTGGCGCAACAATCTCTGCTGGAGTGGCGGTCACAGAGACTGTGAACTGCTTCGCTGTAAACGAGGATAAGAAGACTAAATATACCGCTCTACACCTTGTTTTTGAATTCTCCTACGCCTTCGGTACAGGAACCCTAGTTTTCAATGCTGATCAGGCGAACACAGTGAATGCTCTGTTTACCGCTGGGCAAGATATCATACTAAATCAACTTTCGGGACCGTCCGGAATAGATATATCTGGCACCTACGAGGTAGACTCCGTTGAGGTGGTAGATCCAAAGGAAGATCCCGATCCAGATATTTACATATGGGCAAAAATGGGGGCGGTTCCGGGATACATTGTAGTACGTTTGGTTAATCCATCTTCCGTGAACTCGGACTGGAACTCTCTAGAAACTAATGACTATCTCAACCACATGGATCAGTTTCAGTTGGAGATCTCTCACGACGCCGCCGTGTCGTATGATCTAGATCTGGACGGTACGTATGACGTACTAGCCGTAACGAAGGAAGCGATAACCCTAGATGATCCTGAGACTGCGAACTCTGATTGGACTATTATTCATGATAATGGTAATATAACTCCGTACTTAAGTCCGACACTAGCTTCATCTGGCCCAAAATGGGTAGGCCCGTTTGTACTCACTGATCCAGACATGCATTCGGTATTCGCGAATTTCATAGCGCCGAATGGTCTGTACAAAGACGATGGAACAACCCAAACTCCAGCAGACGTAACAGTAGAGCTCCTAGTAGAGCCTGTTGACCTAGACGACGTAGTTACAGGGACCGGAGAAACATTCCAAATTACTTTGAGGGGGTCTGCTACACTTAAGGAATCTCTTGCTCAGACAATGAAAGCAAAGTTCTCTTCCTTCATAGGAAGGTGCCGAGTATGGGCTCGAAGAGTTTCAACACATGATGATGCATTCACAGGTACAGTTGTCGACGAAGTAAGATGGCGAGACGTATATTCGGTTTCTTCTGTTGATCGTCGGCAACATTACGGTAATGTCACAACAATATTGGCAGTCACATTTGCTACCGCCAGTGCTCTAGCGGTCAAAGAACGCAAATTGAATATGTTTGCTACAAGATTAATTCCTGAACGTGATGGTGACGGATTTACAACTAGCCTTGCAGGATCAAATCGAATTGACGATATATTCTGTGCCATCTGCCGTGATAGGTATATCGGGAATCGTGCTGATGGGGAACTTGATATTGATAATATTTATGATACAATTGCTGCTGTTGAAACTTATTTCGGATCGGATCTTGTGGTTAGGTTCGGTTACTGCTTTGACAACGAAAATCTGTCATTTGAAGAAATTGCCAATATGGTAGCTCAGGCTGCCTTTTGTATTCCTTATCGTCGCGGGAGCAAGATCTTGTTGGCGTTCGATCACTGGACAAATGACAATCTGCTTCTGTTTAACCACAGGAACAAGATTCCCGGGAGCGAGCGTCGGAATACCACCTTTGGTCGGTCAGAAGATAACGATGGTATCGAGCTTACTTATGTTGATGAATTGCGTAATGACGCAGTGACTACTGTTTACGCATATGACTCAATATTCCCAACCAACCCAAAAAGAATAGAAACGGCTGGTATCCGCAACCGCCTGCAAGCCTATTTTCATGTCTGGCGGCAGTGGAACAGAATTAAATATCAGGATCTTGAAGTTGAGTTTGAAGCTACCGCTGAAGCTGCTCTTCTTATTCGTAACGACAGGATTCTTGTAACTGATTCTACTCGCTCACCTTGTCAAGATGGCGAAGTTCTGGCAGTTGACGGTCTTGAACTCACACTCTCACAGAATGTGGATATTGCTAGTGACCCGCCATATACAATCTTTCTACAGTTAAAAGATGGGACAATTGAATCACGAGAAGCCACCGCAGGCAGCGCTTCAAATAAAGTTGTTATTGATAATGCTCCCTCTTTGGACCTAGTTGTAGAAGATGGTAAATTTGCGAAGACAACTTATCTTCTTGTTGGACAAAATGATAGTCGTCAGCAAGACCTTATGCTGGTTGAAAGAACTCCTACAATTGGTCTAAAGTCGACCATAAAGGCTA